CTCTTGTAAGGTTTTGCTGTTTTCGCTGACTTCTTAAAAGCAGCGGCGGTGGGAGAGCCCTTAGAACCCACCTTTCTCATCTTCTCACCAGAGCCAGCTTTGATACGCTTTCTCTTGGCGTGAATGTTTGCGTATAATCCTCGTTTAGCCATCACTTGCTCTCCCTAATAACTTTGTTGGTCTTGTCTCTATGTTTTTTAAGATGATCATATCTTTCTTTAACTCTATAAGGAAGTTTAAAGATCTGTTCTACAATACCTTCGTTGTCATTAACTTGTCCGTTATGTGATGTCTTAGAATTAAAACTGTCTTTGTGTGCCATTAGCATTTCCATTTACGTAGGGCAAGAGCCTTGCGTGTAGGCTTGCCGTTTGGTTTTTTCATTGGTCCTTTTACACCTTTCATTCTAGCACAGAATGAGCGTTTGCGTGGACCTCCTCCGGGCTGTGGAGCCTTGAGGTTAGAGCCAGTAGCTGCATTGTATTTTTTTCTACCGGCTGCTGTCAGTCCACCAGTACGGGACTTGTGTTTGCCCATCTTGAGACTGACATTCTTTTTCTTTACAGCCATTATGCAGTACCTATTTTTAATTTCTTTCTGTTTTTAACTAGAGGTACAGGTAGTCCGTGTATATCAGGGTTGTACTCTGTCGCACCCCCAAACTGTCCTCCTCTCTGTTGATAGGCATTACCCTGACCATCTAGAAAGAAACCTTTTTCAGTTACATAATTCATTATAGATGCGTCAGGTCTACCATCAGATAAGTTAGCTATCTTTAATTTATCTTGTGCTTGGACTCTGGGGAACTCACCTCCTCCAGTACTTCTGATGAAATTTCTAAAATGTTTCATCTCAAAATCCCTGATTGCTCTGGTTCTTATGTGAGGAATACCATATAATTCCATCGGTCCAAAGTCTTTTGGTGTAAGGACACTTGCTATTTTTAACTTGTTACGTTGTTTCTTTTTCATACTGTTGACCTTAAAAACTGTTGGAATAATCTTATCTGCCGTAACTCTTTAGCTGGTCCTGTAGGCATGCTATCAATTATACGCCTACCTTCCATATACTCTGCATCTGTCATAGGTCCAGAGCCACTAGGTCTTATCCAACCACCACCAATCAATAGCTCTGATCTGTCTCTGAGTGGCAGCTTTTGGATAGGAGACTTTTGTTCTTCGCTTTGTATCCTAGCATCTGTAGAGTTACCACCTGTGATGATAGAACCGACAGCACCTAACATAGGGTTACCACCAGTGACAGCACCTAAGACTCCAGAGAAAGGAGAGCCTATTCCGAGAGCTCCAAGTAAGGACGTATTCTTAAGTTTCATTATTCTAGTCCGTACTTGTCTTTAAATTTTAGGTAGTCTTCTTTACTCATGTGATATGCTTCGTGCATGGTGTTAGTCATCCTATGATACTCTTTACGAATCATGCCTTCATTGTTTCTAGTAATACCTAGAGCCCCACCTTCACTGTTATACAATGGTACGTCTCTGTAAGTTACAGGATTACCACTAGGGTCATAACCTATATGATCTCTGAAATTATGACTGCCTTCGTTATATCTACCCATACCTTGTAAGGTATAGTCAGGTTTAGCAACGTGTGTACCATGAGCTATTTTTAAACCATCTAAATTCTTAGGTTTCTTTTTCTTTTGTAGTGTAGCCATTATGCTTTACCTATTTTTAGCTGACTTTTATTAGATTGAACTTTTTTAAGAAGAGGATACATCCAACCGTAAGGTAAATCTGACTTAGATGGTAATATATTTGTACCTTCTAAGCCGTTATCCTTCCTCCACTTGTTTACAAAAGCTCGTGTTTCACCTAGTGTATCTCTAGCCATGTTACTTCTTTCTATTTTTCATGATTGCAGCCGCAACTTTTGGTCGTTTTTTTGCGAGTGCGGCTAGTCCCTTTGACACTTTCTTACCACCTTTCTTTGGTGGTCTGCCTTTCTTACTTCCGTATGTACCTTTCCCTGCTGGCATAATTAAAACTCCAAGTTGTTAGATCTTTCTAGTTTTTCGATAACATCTTGCCTGTAGGCAGGGTCGTTATCATACCTTCGGTCACTCATCGCTTGGACGAGTTCTGCTTGACTTCTAAATACATCACCTGATGTTTGTGGTGCTTTACCTGTATACATCTTACCTTCGTATCCGTTAGATTGTTCGTACTGAGCTTTCAGCCCATTGACCGCAAGCTGTATAGAACCAATGTCTCCGTTACTAATGATGTTATCAAATGCTTCTACATACTGTGCATCTAAGTTTTGCCCAGCCCATGCAACCATGTTACCGTAGGCTTGGTCTCCTCCTACTGTAGCTTTTACCTGATCTATTTGTGCGTCAGATATATCACTAGCTGTAGGTGGTGCTGCCTGCCAGTCAGGACTATTAGTTACCTCTATGTAAGCGTTAACTAAGTCCTCACTCGACATGCCCTTGAACTTGTCTAAAGTTTCTGGAGATAGCTTGCCTTCATTAGAGTAGTACTCTTCTGATGCGTCTGTAATAAGAGAAGCATTGTCAGATAAAGATGTTTCCTGTTTGGTTTCTTCTTCTGGCTCTGCCTGCTCTGTCTCTTGTTCTTGTTCTCCAAGCTTTGCTTCAAGTTCTTTGTATGCTTTCTCTAGCTCTGCTGCGTCTTTATATTTACCAGCAAGTAACTGTTCCTGTTGTTCAGATATCTCTTCCCCAACTTTCAGAGAATCTATTTCTTCTGATGTCAGGTTGTCAGTTAATGTTTCTGTAGGTACATTAGTATCTACTGTATATGTGTTTTCCATTTATACTTGTGGGTCCTCCTGTGGTGGTTCGGGTGTATCTCCGCCAGATATACTTTGTATAGCTTGTGATGCCTGCTCTGCTAACTCTGGATTCTTTGATGGATCCATAAGTGGTGTGCCTGCAATCTGTCCTGTCTGCTCAACAAGAGACTTCTGAGCCATCTGCTGCATTTGCTGCTGCTTCAGTTCTTCTAGCTGTTCTGGTGTACGTACAAGGTTGAGTATGTCTATACCCTGTGCTGCTGCTAGTCTTGTGATAGCTTCTGCGGGGTTGACGAACTTGACGAGAGCTTCTGGTCCTAGTGTCTGTGCTATTGTAGCCATGAATCTAGTTAAGCTTTCGTTATCTTGTCCTCTACCTAGTGAGTTTATACCGGCTACAATCTTAGGTCTAACGACATCTTTAGGTAGTTTAGGTATTTGATTGCTACGCTGTAGTATCAGCATAGTTCTGTTGAGGTAGGGTACTAAAAACTCTACCGTTAATAAGCTGAACAGTCCACCAAGGGATTGCTCTAGCTCTAGCTGAGTCAGACGTACTTCTTCAGCTGTAACTCTCTCTGCATTTCTTACATTCATAACTAAGAAAGCTTCGAGTATTCTTTTCTCTATTGACTGTGCCATCTGTGCGGCTGTAGAAAAGTCGGCAGTCTTACCTACCTGTACTACTCCTACGTCTTCTGGTCTACCTTGTATGATAGCTCCGTTGCCAGCCTTTGATAAAGTTTGTGGCTTGGTTGTAGCTGATGGTGATACAAGAAAGACAACTTTACTTGCAACACTAGCTCCTTCTACGAGAGCTTGGGACAATCCATTGAGACTACGTAAGTCTCCGATAAACTCCTCTACTCTACCACGTCCATAATCTTCACCATCTACTGTATTGAATCGAAGAACCAACCACGGAGAAGCGTTCTTGGGTGCGGTGCTACGGCTATCTGGAAGGATCATATCGTCCACTTCCTGATGCCAGACCCAGCGACCACTGCCTTCATCCATCTTGACACAGGTGTACACCTCAGCGTCGTCTTCATATGGTCCTAAGCCTTCGCTGTTTGGACCTGTATTTTGGTCAGGCTTTTCTATGCCTAACACCTTTCTATTTATTATTTCTTTAGTAACAATCTCTATGACATTACCATTACCATCTCTGTTAACTACATATCTCTGTAATGGAAAGTGTTTCAATCCATCTTTGCCCATAAATATAAGAGCATTACCAGATACAATTAGATGCTTCAATGCTTGGTGCACTACAACCCTATCGTTAGATGACGCTATGAAATCCATTATCAATCTCTCTATCTTGGAGAAGGATAAGTCTAACTCTGTGCGTATCTGTGGGTCAAGTGTTTGTCCAAGCTTGTCATCACGTACTTGTAGCTTAAAGAAGCTAGTCTGTGGTGGTAGTGTAGCAAGCATAAGTTTAGCTGCTAGAGTAACGACAGCCTTAGCTCCTACTGAGTGCCAAGGTTGTTGCAATATCTTTTTGCCTTTGTAGTTATCGTCTCTAGTAACCAGATAAGGTAAGGTAAGTTCAGAACATTCTACAGCCATGTCTAGAAACTGAGTTCTTCCAGCTTGTAGTTTGTCATATCTTTCCTTAGCCTTATACATTCATACCTCCTGTACCTGTTCCAGCTGTAGTTCCGGGGTTGAGGTTAATTTTTAGAGCATCAGTTCCTGTCTTTTGTGCTGTACCTCTTGGTGCAGTCTTTGCTGTTGTACCATACTCCACGCCTGCTACTTCATCTGGATCTACTAGCTCTTTCTTGCTAGGTAGCTTAGATGCTCGTACTAGGTCAGGCTGCCTTGGCTGTATTGGAGCCGGGGTAGGCATTGGTGTTGGTGCTGATCTAAATAGACACATTATTCTTCTAAGATTGATTTGATATATCGTACCACTTCCTGTTGTCCAGAGCGGTACATGATGGAGGCTAAGTCCTCCTTGGGGTGGACAGGATACCAAGCGAACTTAGTCTCCAGATCCTCTACTAATTTCTCTAGCTTCTCTGAATGGAAACTAAGCGTATTGAGGGAGGTTGGTGTTTGCATGTTCAAAAAATGCGGGCATACGAGCTGCTTTTGTGTCAGAAAACTGTGGGGCTTTGCCCTGATACATTAACTGATCGCTCGCATCAGCCCAAAATTTTTTCGACAAATATTTATCAGTATTGTTTTCTGCTAGGGGTTGTAGTACCCATTGTATAGTTGCCTTCCGAAGCTTATCCAAAGAAGAGCTAGGAACAAGACCCAACTCAGCACATACGAGACTATTTGTCGCAACGTGTATCTGTTCATCTCTGGATATATCAGCTGATACTGTTCTGAGAGCAGCATCACCAAGAAAGCGAAACATAGG